CGGCTATCTGTCCGGTAACGTCTACTACTACAGCAACGGCACCGAGACGCTCTACAGCCCCTCGGGCTACGTAGCTTCCGACGCTGAGACTAATTGGACGAGCTACACCATTGGCAACGTCGTGTACGTCAATCGTGCCGACCGGCCTCCTTGGTACCTGCTGCCGACCGGGTCTCAGTTCGCGGACTTGAGCGCAGCTAGCTACGCGACCCCTGCCGACAAATGGGACTCGTCCTGGCGGGCCAAGGTCATTGCACAATGCGGTGGCGCCCTCGTGGCCCTCAACGTGACCAAGGGCGCTTCCAGCTACCCAACGATGGTCAAGACCTCCTCCATCATCTCCTCGGACAACATTCCGGCCTCGTGGGACATCACCGTTCCTGCAACGCTCGCTACCGAGAACATTCTTCAGTCGATGGACGGCCAGATCATGGACGCCTGTCAGCTCGGGCAGGACCTGATTATCTATGGGCAGCGTGAAGCATGGCGTATGCACGCGGACGGATCGACCTTTGTGTATAGCTACACCAAGCTTAGCTACGCCAAGGGCTCGATCAACTCCAACTGTGCCATTGAGCTGGACGGCAAGAACTACGTGTTCGGTATTGATGATATCTGGGTCCATGATGGTATCTCAGAGCAGAGCCTGTGTGACACGACCACCCGCGACTACATCTTCGGCTCGCTGAATCAGTCGAAGGCGAACAGGTGTTGGGTCCAGTATAACCCACGGCTCAACGAAATCTATTTCGGCTACGTCTCTGGCGACCAGCTCGTCAACTTCCAAGGCGTCAATGGGTGTAATCGGCAAGCCGTCTACAACATGACGACTCAGACGTGGACGTTTGACGACCTTCCGTCCATCTTCAACACCGATAACGGCCCTGTATCGAACATACTGACCTACGCCACTACCACGACTACCTATGACACCATGGGCGGCTCGTATCAGGATCAGGAAGACGGCGGTAAGCGTATCGTTGTGGCCATTGGTGACGCCAGTACGCCCTACGGCCTCGTGCCGTCCTTGTACGCATTCGACCTAGAGGGCCCGGGCTCTGTCGCCCCCTACCCTGTAGACGCCAACGCAACCGCTCCGGTTCGGTTTGAGCGCGTGGGTATCGATTTGGACGAGCTAGACGCCAGCCTGCGGGACTACAAGAACCTCAGCACTGTGTACCCACAGGCTCGTGTGGACACCTCGGGCGGCGCGATGCTTCAGATAGCTGTCGGCGCCTCGGATAACCCTAACGACCTCAACCCGACGTGGGGCGACTATCAGCCCTATGACGGCGTGACGAAGTACAAGCTCGACGTGAACGCGGCGGGACGCTGGATTGCCATCAGAGTCCTCTGGGATGATTGGCACACCTTCACGATGACCGGCATGGACCTCGACATCAAGACGACTGGACGAAGGTAACATGCCCGCCACCCCAGCTAAACTTGTCTCCTATGTACCCCCTCCGCAGCCTACGCTCGGCGGGGACCAGCTGTACCTACAGCAGCAGCTGGCTTCTATCTCTAACGCCATCTCCACGCTCAACGCGGCCATTAGAGCCATTGAGGCTCGTCTTGTCGCCGGAGGGCTTTAACCACGTAGCTTACCACACTGTCATCAAGAACGATGACGTTGTGTTTGAGCTAGAAGAACTGCGGAGACCCTGCGACGGGGCCTCCATGCTCATGATCCACGCCCGCTGCGCGCGGTGGTCTCCGCAGATTTTCAAAGAGACACTGAAGCAATGGGAGCTACTCCGCTCCGTTGTGCCTCAGCCTATTTTCGCTTCCCCACAGGTACATGACGCCAAGTGGGAGAAATTCGTTACGTTATTTGGCTTCCAACCGCTCATTGCAGCGGCCCCGTGCAACGACGGGGAGACGAGGCCCATTTGGATACACTATGGGAAGCTCCACCACCCAGACCCAGCAGTCGAGCACGACTCCGTGGGCACCGCAGGCCGGTGCGCTACAGACGGGCTTTGACGCTGCCGGTAAGGCCCTTCAGCAGTCGCAGGCTGCGGCAGCTAACGGCGCCCCGAAGGATTATACTGCTCAGTTCGATCCGGCCCTTCTCGGCCAGTTTCAGAGCATGTTGGGATATGCCAACGGCAACAACACCAACGGACTCAACAGCGCAGGCAACAACAGCGCCACCAACGGCGCTAACGCCTCCTCGGCTGCCCTGTCGCAGCTGACGGGCTACGACCCGACCAAGGCGAACAACTCCTCCACCCTGATCGACCAAGCTAACAAGTACGTAGCCGGCCAAGACATCGACGCGCAGGTTCGCAACTCGATGCTCGGCGCTACGCAGACGGCGCGTGACGTTACGCTACCCGGCATTCAGCAGAATGCGGCGGCTACCGGCAATACCGATAGCTCGCGATCCGGTATTGCGCAGGGTCTCGTTGAGCGCGGCCTCGCACAGCAGTCTGCCGACCTCGGCGCAACGCTGCGCAACAGCGCATTCCAGAACGGCTTGCAGTTGGCATCGAACAACGCCAACGCGAACAACCAAGCGTCCCTCTCGGCAGCTACGAACGCAGCTAACGCAGGTACCGGCGCACTCAACGCGGGCAGCAACGCTGTCCAAGGCGCGATCAGCGGCCAAGGCTCGCTGTACGGCATCGGCACGAATGCGGGTCAGGGTCTCACTGCGGCTCAGCAGGCGAACCTTACCAACCAGCAGCAGCAGTATCAGGCAGGCATCAACAACCCCTACGCCTCCCTACAGCCCTACATGCAGCTCGTCGGCTCGCAGCTGTACGGCAGCAACAGCACCGGCACCACCACGTCCCAGAACGACCCCGGCGCCCTCGGAATCATCGGCGGCCTCCTCGGAGGCGCAGGCTCAGTCATGGGCGGCTTCGGCGGCATGGGCTGGAAGCCCTTCGGCTAAGAGACAATGAACCCCACTGACCTAATCAACTACCAGAACGCCATCAAGAGCATCGAAAGCTCTGGTGGCAACTACGGGCTCACGGGGCCTGTTACCCGGAACGGCGACCGTGCTTACGGTGCGTATCAGGTCATGGGCAACAACATTCCCGGCTGGACCCAGAAGCACTTCGGCCAATCGCTGACGCCTCAGCAGTTCCTAGCTAACAAAGAAGCGCAGGACGCTGTGTTCAACGGCGAGTTCGGCGGCTACGTGAGCAAGTACGGCAATCCGCAGGACGCGGCGTCTACTTGGTTCACCGGGCGCCCGCTGGCCCAAGGTGGCAAGTCGAGTGATGGCTACATCACCGGCAACCAGTACGTAGACAAGTTCAATCGGCACCTGGGCCAAGACGGCGGCGCTTTAGCTGCGATCCAGAACGCAGCGCCGACGGGCGGCGGGATGCCGCAGGGTGCCCTCGCCTTCTCTGGTGATGCTCCTGCCGGACCCCAAGCACAGCCTACGGGCGGGGCGCAGGACGCTCCGGGTGTTCTGTTTCAGGGCGAAGGCCCGAACAAGACGATGCAGGTTGGCGCCATGCTGGCCAATGCTGGCGCAGCTATCGCTGGCATCAGCAACCCGGGCGCCGGAGCGAACCTCCGCGCCATTGCGCAGGGCATCTCCTCGCAGGGTCAAGGCAAGTACCAATACCAGATGGGCGCCAACGGTCAGCTTGTCCGCATCAACAAAGAGACGGGCACTGTTGACAGCATCGCAATCCCGGGCGGCCAGAAGGGTAACTTCGGCGTCGTCATGGGCAAGGATAGCGTTGGCAATCCCGTTCCGCTCGGCAAGATCAATCATGACACGGGCGAATACGCGCCTTACGCTTCGCAGGCCACCGGCTCACAGGCGGGCCCGCAGATCGGCGGCGACCCCAACTTGACCGGCCAAGAGCGCTTAGCCAGCATGTCCCCCGAAGATCAGCGTGAAGTCACGGCGATGCTAGAGGGGCGCGGACAGCCACTGACTTCGCTGAGCCTTCGCGACCCGAAATTGCGTGCGCGCTATGAGGCGGCTCGGGCTGTAGACCCCGCATTCGACACGGCAAAGTATGCCGCGCGGCAGAAGACGGTTGGCGGGCTGGCACAGTCCACCCCGGGCAGCCTAGGCGGCCAGCTGGACAGCAGCGCGGCTATGATTAGCCACGTTACCGATTTGGCCGACGACTACATTAAGCTGCACAACAGCAGCGGCTACGGAGCTACGCTTCTCAACGGAGCTAAGAACTTCACGTCAGCCTCTGGCAGCGAACGCGACCAGCTACTGAAGTCTATCGCCACCCACTCCATGAACTTCTCAGGCGAAGTCACGAAGCAGCTTTCTGGCGCCCCCGGTGGTCAGGAAGAACGGCAGCGCCGCGTGGACTTGATCAACCAGCCCAACGGAGCCCCTTCGACGCAAGCCGCTGCTCTGGAGGCCGAACTCATGGATGCGATCAACAAGCGTCAAGCGACATTGGACCGCGTGAAAGACACCATGGGCGAGGCTTTTGTTGCGCAGAATCCCCGCTTTGCGAAGCAAGAAGAAGCTTTGGCTAAGGCAAAGCAGAAGCTGGAAGAACTCCGGCGCGGCCCGGCAATTAATGACGCCCCCGCAGCTACACCTGGCGCTGCCCCCTCTAGCTGGGCTGACGCACAGAAGGCCGGTTGGAAATAACTAGGACATAGAATGCCTACTTTCGATTTTACTGCACCTGACGGAAAGACCCACTCTATCGAAGGCCCGGAAGGCGCAACGCGAGAGCAGGCATTCCAAATGCTACAACTCAAGCTCGGGGGCCAAAGCGCCCCCGCCGCTCCCCAAGAAAGCCTCGGCTCTGACGTAGCTAAGAGCGTCGGCTCGGGGCTTGAGCAGGGCACGGCTACTGCGCTCGGTCTCCCGGGTGACGCTGCGTCCCTCGCGCACTCTGTAGCCCCGCAGCGCGTCATTGACGCTGTGAAGGCCGTACCGGGCGCTAAGTTTCTCTACGACCATCTACCCGGCCGACAGGCCATCCTCGACAGCGCCTCTGATCCGCTTGTCGATCCTAACTATCAGCCGCAGTCGGCGGCCGGTCGCTACTCGCAGGCCATCGCCAAGAACGCGGGCCCCGGGCTCGCTACGGGCATGGGCCTCCCCGCGACCCTCACGGGCGCTGTTGCAGGCCAAGCGGCCTACGACGCCACCGGGAGCCACCTCGCGGAAGCGGGCGGCAACCTCGCGGGCTCTATCCTTGCGCCGGTCGCGCTCGCCCGCTACGGCCGACAGGCCATGATGCCCCTGCACGACGCACAGCAGGTAAAGGCGGCGGCCAACGCTGCCTACGCGGACCCGCTGATCCGAGACACCACTGTCACTCCGCAGGCCGCGCAGGCCGTTGCTGGGGACATGAGCGCAGCACTGGCAAACGCCCGCTCGCGCTTCGCTCCGGCGCAGGCGCCTGAAGTACACGCGGCAATTGACAGGCTCGCGAACCCCGGCCCCGCCGTCGGTCCCCCGGCTCCTGTCAGCATCGAAGACCTACACAGCTTCCGCAAGACGCTGGGCACCATCGGCAAAGAGACGCAGGACTTCAAGCCCACTGAGCAGGCCGTCGCAGCTGGCACAGCTAAGCGCGTACTTGATCGGTACTTGGACAACATACCGTCCCGCGATGTCGCACAGGGTAATCCCATCGACGCTGTGGACGCTCTGCGGGGCGCCAACCGCAATTGGGCTGCGCAGTCGAGCGCGAAGAAGGTAGGTGACTTGATTGGCAATGCCATTGAGTCCAACGCCTCCACGCACTCCGCAATGAACCTCGGCAACAAACTTCGCCAGACGTTCCTGCCGCTTCTCAAGAACGACGCAGCTAAGCTGAGGGCCATGGGCCACGGCGATGACGTGATTGATTCTGTCCGTCAGGTTACGCAGGGCGACTTCGCCACTAACACACTCCGCAGGGCTAGCAACATGCTCGGCGGCGGCGGCGGTATCGCCTCTACCATCATCGGCCACGGTCTATCCAGTGGCGCGGGCGGTGCAGCGGGCTACCACGAAGGTGGTCTCCCCGGCATGGTTGCAGGCACCGTTCTAGGTGCGGCTCCAGGTCAGCTACTCCGCGTAGCAGCTAACTCACGCACGCTCAACGCGGCGCGGCGGGTGCAAGACCAGCTCCTCGCGAGGGCCCCTGTCAACGCGGGCATCGTAGCGCGCAACAACGCCACCCGGGCAGCTAACTCGGCCGCCTATTCGCAGGCGATTGGCCGGAGCGCAATTCCAAACGTACTGCTCCAGCAGCTCATGCTCCGCAACTATGGCAGCAACTAAATTCACTAAGGCGGATTGGGAGAACCCCGAATACCGCGCTCGAATGAAAGAGCGGGACGCCAAGACCAAGCAGCTACGCAAGGATGATCCTTGGGCAGTGAAGACTTGGGGCGTCCCCCTCGGAATAGGTGGCAAGAAAAAGGCCATCCCGCTTTGGCGGGCCGCCCACAAGCTTGCCGACAAATATTTGGATTACATGAAGAAGACAGACCAAGCACCATCCGATATGGACGTGACGGTTGTTGAGCGACCCAACATTATCCCGCACACCGAAATGGTTGTGCCGGACAACGACGAAGAGATGGCTGTTATCGCGCTACGCGAAGCCTTCCTCTTAGCTGTAGGTCCCACTGCAATCCCTGAAAAGATGAAAGCAATTAATACCGTGCTGGCTTACACCAAGCCGAAGCCGGAGAGCAGCACCAAGCTGCGCGTTGAGAAGGCTGAAGACTTCCTCGACCTGATCGCGGAAGTACGAGCCCCCATCAATGATGACGCCGAAGCAGATTGAGACGCGCAAGCGCCTCCGTGACGACTTCGCCTACTACTGCCAGCACTGCGTAAAGATCAGAACCAAAGAGGGCACCATTGCCCCGCTGATCCTCAACCGCGTGCAGCGGCGCTTCGTTGAGCGCATCACCGACCAGCTAATGAGAACCGGAAAGGTCCGCTTCGTTGTCGTCAAGGCACGACAGCAGGGACTGAGCACCGTTATCTCCGCTTGGCAGTATTGGTGGCTTAGCCAGCGCAAGGCCCAGAAGGGTCTCGTTATGGCCCACGTTGCCGAGAGCACCACGACGCTCTTCGACATGTACCACCGTATTCATCAGAACGTCCCGAAGGTTGTCCAGCCGTCCACCAAGTACTCCTCGCGTACCGAGTTGGTGTTCTCTGAGTTGGACAGCGCATTGCGTGTGGCTACGGCGGGCGGCAAAGGCGTTGCTCGTGGCGAAATGCTCAACGTCGTGCATCTGTCTGAGGTGGCATTCTGGCCCGACACGTTCGCGCAAACAAACTTCAACGGTCTCATTCAGGCCGTGCCTGACAAGCCGGGTACCGCTGCGTTCCTTGAGAGCACAGCTAACGGTATGACCGGCGTGTTCTACGAACAGTACAAAGTCGCCAAGAGTGGCGAGAGTGGCTACGAGCTATTCTTCAGCGCATGGGTGGAATCCGACGATTACCGTAACTCCACTGTGCCCGCAAACTTCGTGCGCGTCCCTGAAGAGGATGCCGTCGTAGCTACAGCTAAGCTTCTCTATGACATCGACGTCGATAACGAGCAGCTGTGGTGGCGCAGGCGCAAGATTGCGCTCAACGGCGCCGACATGTTCAAGCAGGAATACCCGCTGACGCCGGAAGAGGCTTTCATCTCGACCGGCCGCCCCATCTTCAATCCTGACTATATCGTTGAGAGACTGAAGACCCCCAAGGCGCCTATCAAGACGATGGCTGTTGAGGAGGTCTACGACCACGACACCGGAAAGCGACTACCGCTGCGCAAGCTTCGCGAGCACCCTCGCGGTGAGCTGAAGATTTACCGGGAGCGCGACGAGAAAGAAACGTACACCATCGGCGCCGACGTCGGCATGGGACTTAGATCAGGCGTCAAAGGGCGCCCATCTGATCCTTCTGTCGCCCAGGTACTCGATAGCCAGCTACGGCAAGTAGCGGTGTGGCGCGGGACCGTTCACCCGGACGTCTTCGCGGATATCCTGATAGCGCTCGGCTACCACTACAACGAAGCGCTTTTGGTGCCGGAGCGGAACAACCACGGGCTCGTAACCTGTGTTGAACTGCGGGACCAACAGTACCCCAATCTCTATCTCGACGTGACGGAGGGCACCATTGAGCCCGACAAGGAAACGCTGAATATCGGCGTGTTCACGAGCGAGAAGACTAAGCCGCTGATGATCGACAAGTTGCGCGCATTCGACCGCAACAAGGAAATCGAAATCAACGACAAGCAAACGCTCGAAGAGATGTTGACCTTTGTGGTCACCGAGAGCGGCAAGATGGAAGCCGAAGGCGGCGCGCACGATGACTGCGTGATGAGCCTAGCGCTAGCCGCTTATGCCAGCGATGGCAAGTGGGAAGCCATCAACGTCACCGACGATTTTTACACACACGCTATTTAATTAGTTTTGAGGACGTATGGCTAAAGGCCAACTGACGGACGACGAGATTCTGTCTCGCGTCCTAAGCAAATCACAAGATGCCGTTGGCTGGGCGCAGCAGAAACTGAGCATCGAGCGCGAGCGCGTTGCCAAGTATCTGAATGGCGAATGGCCCAAGCGTAACTCTGAGGGTTCCTCCAGCTTCACTTCGCAAGACGTCTACGACAGCGTTAAAATGCAGCAGGCGCAGTTGCTTGAGGTGTTCGCTACCGGCGACCATATCGCCAAGTTCGACCCCGACAATCAGATGAACGTCGCGGACTGCTTGGTTGCTACCGAGTACGCCTCTTACGCCATCTTCCGCAAGAACAACGGCTACCAGCTTTTCTCCGACGTTATCTACAACGGACTCACGGCACGCGCAGGCGTAGCTAAGGTCTATTGGGAAGAGAAGTTCGAGACTACTGAAGAGAAGTTCGGCCCTATTGACGAAGCTACGGCTTACGGCATCGCCGCGCAGGAGGATGTTGACGAGTTCGACGCTACGCAGGACCCAACGGGGACCTACAGCGGCACTTTGCTCCGCAAGAAGGATTGCAGCAAGGTTGATATCGATGTGCTGATGCCGGAAGAGTTCCTGATTGAACCTCTGGCCCGGTGCGTCCTTGACGCCAGCTATTGCGCCCACCGCACGCCTAAGACGCGAGCGGACCTGATCGACATGGGCTACGACAAGAAGCTCATAATGGCGCTCCCGACGGACGACGCCAAGGAGCTTCTGTTCTCCCCGGAAGTCTTAGCTAGGACCGGCCCCACCAAGGCGGCCGAGACTTACGACAGCGCCATTCAGTCTGAGATGGACTACCTCGTGTACTACGAGAGCTACGTCCGCATGAAGATTTACGAGGACAAGGGCGTCCGTCTCTACAAGGTTTGCCACGCTGGAAACAAGCTGCTCGATAAGCCGCAGGAGGTCGATAAGGCCCCCTTCATCGCTTACGTTCCGCTCCCCGTTCCCGGCGTCTTCTACGGTGACAACTTCGCTGCTCGCGTAGTGCCCGTGCAGAACGCAAAGACCGTGCTCATGCGCGGCGTGCTGGATCACACTGCCATCACCACGAACCCGCGCTATGCGGTCGTCAATGGTGGCTTGATGAACCCTCGCGAGCTTCTTGATAACCGCCTCGGCGGCATCGTGAACGTTCGGCGTCCTGACAGCGTTGCGGCCCTCCCGCAAGCGAACCTCAATCCGTACATCTATCAGACGCTCACGCTTCTGGACGCAGCTAACGAGAAGTCCACGGGCATCTCGGCGCTGTCTCAGGGTCTCAGCAAGGACGCCATCAGCACCCAGAACTCTCAGGGTCTCGTGGACAACATGATGAAGGCCAGCGGGCAGCGGGCTAAGATTATGGCTCGCAACTTCGCCAACAACTTCCTTGTGCCCCTGATGATCGAAGTCATCCGGCTGGCCATCCTGCACGTCAAGCAGCCTGAGTTTATCGAGGTTGCCGGTGCTCCGCTTAAGTGCGACGTCCACCTCTGGACCGACCGCAAGACTTGCACCGTTAGCCAACACCTCGGCTACGGCGAGAAGGACATGGCGGCAGCGGAGCTTGGTCAGGGCTACCAGATGCTGGCTAAGGACCCGGCGCTTGGCAACATGTTCGGACCGCAGCAGCGTTATCAGCTGCTCTCGGACATCGCGAAGCTGAAGAGCTTCACGCGCTGGCCCGCGTATCTCGATCCGAACGCCCCTCCGGTCCAACAGCAGCCCGACCCTGTCAAGGTTGAGGAAGCTAAGGCCAAGGCGACCACCGCACAGGCGGCTGTCATCACTGCGCAGAGCGCGCAGGCGAAGGAGCAGCGTCTCGTTATCGAAGGTCAGCAGAAGCACGAGCTGAAGCAGGGTGACCTTGTGATGAAGGCGCTCGACCACGACCGCGACAACAACCGGCAGGACGCAGATACGACCCATCGTATCCTGCACGACCAAGCCGAGTTGCAGTTGCAGAAGGCGCAGACCGCCCTTCAGCACCACAACGCTGAAGAGGACAGGGTAATCAATGCAAGAAAACCGACTAAGTGAACTACAGGCGGCTCTGGAAAGGGCCGCCGCTACTCTGCGTGGGGCCGGTTCATCCGGCTCCGGCATGGTGGCGCCTATGCCGTTCGGCGGCCCGGGCATGTTCAACCCGACGCCCATGGCTAGCCAAAGCCAGCCAGGTATGCAGCCGACACCGGCCGCGCAGGTAGCTAACCGCTTCGGCGGGATGCAGCCTCCGTCACCGATGCCAGACCCGGCTCAACAGATAGCCGCTCGTTTCCCGCAGGCCATGGCGCAGGCCCCGGCCCCTACGCAGGCCCCGCAGGCGCCAAGTGTGCCTGTGCCCTCTCCCCGGCCTGCGCAAGCCCCGCCGCCTCAGCCGGAAATGAGCTTCTTCCAGCGCAACGCGGCGATGATGCGCGACCCTGTCACGGGGTCCTTCATTGATCCCTCGGGCGCCGCAGCTGCCGGAGACCAAGGCTCCATCATCAAGAAGATGTTGGGCTATCTCCACAACAAGGCCGACACCGCTTGAACGACGACACCATTATGACCCTCGGGGAGTTCTGCAAAGGACTCCTCGGGGACGAGCGCTTCCAAGCGCTAATGCAGCTATTCGGACAGCAGATGGCTGCCGACATGCTCGCCACCCTGCCCCACGAAGCAAAGAAACGTGAGGGCATTCACGCAGCCTACTCGGGCTTTACCGAGTTCACCGACCTCATGAGCAAATTCGCTGAGGCCGCAGAGACCCTAGCTAAACAGCAGGCTCTCGAAAACCAACCTACTGACTGACAGAGCTAACTATCCTTATGGACGTTACTGAAGATTTTGAAGACGACGGAGTTAATGCCTTTCTGAAGCTCATGGACGCGGAAACGCCATCCGAAGACGAGCGCAAAGAGGGCGAGACCGAAGCCGGTAAGGCTGAGGACACGGAAGCGAATACCGAAGCTGACGAGAACGACGGTGAAACGACGGACGCGGAAACGCCATCCGAAGACACTGAAGAGACCGAAGGCGAAGCCGAAGAGACCGAAGCGACTGAGAAGAAGTACGCTGACGATGAGGGAACATACGTCAAGGTCAAAGTAGGTGAGGAAGAGCACGAGGTTGCCGTAAAAGACCTCAAGCGTTTGTTTGGCCAAGAGGCCAGCCTGACGAAGAAATCCCAAGAAGTCGCTGAGCGCTCCAAAGCCGCTGAGCAGGCGCAGGCCAAGAGCCTCGCTGCGCTCGACGTCATGGTGAAGCGTGCGCAGGAAGCAGCTAACCCCTACCGGAACGTGAATTGGGCAGCCTTGATGAAGGACCCCGCCGTTTCCGCTGAGGACGTTGGCGCCCTGCAAGAAGCAGCTAAGGCGGCGTTTGAGAACGAAACGTTCCTCACGGCCCAGCTGGACGGCTTCATGCAAGAGATTCAGGCCCAGCAGACGACCGCACGCGCGGAAGCTGCGCAGGCTTGCATCAAAGCGCTCACTGACGAAACGTCGCCCACCTACATCAAAGGTTGGGACCAGAAGCTCTACAACGACATGCGAACCTTCGCTGTCTCGATGGGAGCTAATCAGCAGATGGTGGACGGTCTCACTGACCCGTCCGCATTCAAGCTGATCCACATGGCCATGCAGTTCCACAAGGGGACGCAGAAGGTTGTGACGCAGAAGGTCAACAAGGCTCCAAAGAAGATTGTGAAGTCCTCGACCGTCTCGACACCGCCTAGCCAGGACACCAACCGCGCTGTCGGCCGAGCACAGGCTGTAGCTAAGCTCAAGAAGTCCGGCGGCTCCATGGATGCAGCCCAAGACGCCTTCATGACGCTGTTTGGCGGCGACAACAACTAATCTCGCACTACCTATCTATTTTCAGAAAGACACTTACTTACTATGGCTACCTATCAGACCTTTCAGGAAGTCGGCCTGAAGGAGAACATCTCCGACATCATCACCAACATCAGCCCGCGCAAGACCCCGTTCCTGTCCGCAATCGGCAACGAGAAAATCCATCAGCCGCTGTTCCAGTGGCAGGAAGACTCGCTGCGCTCTGTGAACGGCACGGCGGCTGCGGCTGTTGAAGGTGCTGACCCGTCCGACATCACCGTTACCCCCACGGTCATGCGCAACAACCAGACGCAAATCTTCGTGGAAGCCGTGAAGGTCTCCGAGACCGCGCAGGCGTCTCTGGCCTATGGCCGCGCGAAGGAGCTTGCGTACCAGATGAGCAAGACCTCGGCAGCCCTCAAGCGCGACCTTGAGAACGCCTTCGTCGGTACCGCTCAGGTTCTGGCTGCGGGTTCGTCCTCGACCGCGCGCAACATGGCTGGCGTGCAGCAGCAGGTCGCTGCGGGCAACATCAACTACATGGGCGCGGCCACCGCGCTTAGCGAGGCGGGCCTGCTTATCGGCCTCCAGAACGCCTTCACCGCTGGCGCTGACCCCGACCGCATTCATGTCACCCCGTCGAACTCGATTGTCGTTGCCGCGTTCGCGTCGGCGGCCGGTCGTTACCGGACGTTCACCGACCCGAAGTCGAACAACATCGTCAACGCGGTGAACCTGTACGTCTCGCCGTTCGGTGAGCAGAAGGTGGAAATCAACCGCTTCCTCAAGGCGAAGAATACGCTGATCTTCGAACCGGCGATGTGGACGCAGGCCACCCTTCGTCCGTGGACCCGGCAGACGCTGGCTAAGACCGGCGATGCTGAGAAGCAGATGATCGTCGGTGAGTTCTCGCTGAAGCACAAGAACTACGCTGCTTCGGCCATGGTGATCGACAACGCCACCACCGGCTTCTAAGCCAACCTTTTCCTTCTCATGAGGATACGAGGGGTGTCCCGCGACGGCGGGCCCCCTCACTTTTTTTATGTCTCAAGAAACTTTCTACGAAGAGCCCCAGCTAATCAACGCGCTGGTTAGCTTTGAACAGGACGCAGACGGCAAGACCCTCTACGTCAACAAAACTCAAGAAATCCCCGACGACTTCTTGCGGGCGCAGGCCGACAAACGGCTAGCTAGCACGAACGAGCGCGCCACTGACTTCTACGAGGTGGCCTCAATCCCCATCGCGGTCGTTGACCACCTTCTGACCCACTACGGCTTCGACGTCATGACGGCGCCCGTCCGCGAGACCTTGCGGATGCTGAAGCAGCTTGAGCTGGACCAGTTCCTGTCAACGCAGAAGCGCATCTAACGCAGCGGGGTTCGCCCTGAACAACCCATTGAGTGGGGCGGCACCCTAACGGGCCAAAGCCACAAATGTTGCCCGGCGCACGTCGCCCATTCTCCCAACGGATACTTAAGTGAACCTCAGCCAGCTAACGGCGCAATTTCTTGCGCTGATGAACCGCAGTGACCTGAATGCCAATCCGGCGCTTGCGACCACCTTTATCTCTCAGTCGATCATGTGGTTGCAGCGCGAGCTTCGCGTTCCCTTCATGGAGAAGATTGTCCGCTACACGATCCCCGACACCTTCGACCCAACCTTGGGCCTCGTGATCCCTTCGGACCTTCTGGAGCTGATCGACATCAACGTTGACAGCGACAACACCGGATACATCGACTACCCGCTTCAGCGCGTGCAGCTAAAGGAAGCTATGACGCGCGCAGAGCTACTCGACATTCCCAAAGTCTTCGCAAGGCGCGGCGGCTATTGGGTGCTCGGCCCGCAGCCCAAAGTGGGCTCTGTTATCGAGATTGTCTACTACGCCGAATTTGCCCCGCTGGTGAACGGCACGGACACCAACACCATCTCAAGGATTGCTTGGGACGCTGTGGTGTACGGGGCCCTCTCCGCAGCGGCGGACTACTACAACGACGACCGCAGCCAAGTCTTCGAGGCGCGCTACAGCCAGATTACTCAGAACCTTCAGGCCATGGCCGACGGAGACGAGTTGACCGCAGACGCCGCTGTGCGCCCCGCGCTCCTCTTCAACAACGACTGGTCTCAGTCTGACGGAATGGGCTGGTAAATGACGCAAAGCTCGTTCTACGGCGATACGCCTAACTACGCTACCGACTTCCCCACGCAGAACGACGGCAACACCCAGCCTGCCGACGGCAACGTACAGGCGCCTAGCTCGTTCTACCCGAACGGCGGCATCTACGCTTTCCTGAATTCCAGCGATCCGCTGTTGGTGCAGCTGCAAGGACTAGTGGACGCCACGCTAGCTAATGCAACGGCGGCAGCTACTAGCGCGGCTAACGCGGCGGCTAGCGAAGCTACCGTACTAGCTGGCATCGCTGCCGCAGCTGGAACGGCTACGCCCCTCGTGGACGGAACGGCAACTGTAGGCACTAGCACCAAATGGGCCCATGAGGACCACGTCCACCCTACGGATACCTCGCGCGCCTCTGTGACGGCGTTGGCTCTCAAGGCCGACAAGACCTACGTTGATACGCAGGACGCTACAAAGGCCGACACGAGCTATGTGAACACACAGCTGGCCCTGAAGGCCCCTCTCGCCTCCCCGGCGTTCACAGGCTCCCCCACGGCCCCTACGGCTGCCGTGGACAACAACAGCACCGCGATTGCCACGACCGCATACGTGCAGCAGCAGGCCGGGGCCTCGACGCCTGCAATGGACGGCACTGCGAGCGCCGGATCGTCTCTGAAGTGGTCCCGTCAGGATCACGTTCATCCTACGGACACCTCGCGGGCGCCTCTTGCATCTCCCACGTTCACCGGGACGCCTGCGGCTCCTACGCCTACCGCTGGGGACAACACCACGAAGGTTGCCACAACTGCGTTCGTCACGACGGCTATTGCAGGGGTGACCCCTCCTACAGGTGCTCCACTCAAGGAGCAGCAGACTGTGGACACGACCAACAGGTCAACCTCGTCCACGAGCTACGCGGCAACCGGGTCAATCTCTACGGCGATAACTCCGCAATCGGCGTCCAACAAGTTGCGTATTCAGGTTTCGGGTGTTCTCGGAGCATCCACCGCCATCGGCGTGCATGTGACGTTGTTCCGCTCCATCAACGGCGGTGCGTACACAGACATCACGCCCGCAGGCTCTACCGAACTTCAGGGTCAGGTGGTCACAGGCTCATCGTTCCCGCAGCCTCTGAATATCGACTTCATCGATAGTCCGGCCACAGCCCTTCCCGTGACCTATCAGCTGTACATGTCCGTAACATCTGCTGCCACCGCTTATCTTGGCAGGCGCGGTTCTGACACTGTTTTCAGCTCCCCGACCGTCTTCACGATCACCGAAATCAAAGGCTAGCTAAAGAACCTAATGAACATCTCTACCAAGGGGCTCATTGAAATCATGAGCCACGAAGGCGTTTGCCTTTCTCCCTACCTTGACTCGGTTGGCGTTTGGACAATCGGCGTCGGCATCACGAAGCACGACGGCAAGGACCCCCAGACCATGGGGACCATTTCGATTGACCAAGCCATAGCTATGTTCAAGGACCGCATCGCCACTTACGTAGCTCCGGTGCAGAAGCTCGGGCTTGCGCTCACTCAGGCGCAGTTCGATGCTCTCGTGTCCTTCTGCTACAACGTGGGCCCGCAGAACCTAGCTAACCTTTGCCGTGGGCGCACCGTCGCTCAGATTGGCGAAGCGTTCGACCTCTACCACAAGCCTGTCGAAATCACTGAGCGCCGCAACAAAGAGAAGCGGCTGTTTCAGTCTGGCGTCTACTCGGCCAGCGGCAAGGTGCTTGTCTTCCCCGTGAGCGCTTCTCACAAACCGGTCTACAGCAAAGGCTATCAGCTAGACGTGTCCAAGTATTTCGTAATGGGCACGCCGCCCGCACAGGCCCCCTCGGCGCCTCCGGCTGCTCCGGCTGCCCCTGTGAAGCCATCGCTGCTCAACACGCTCCTCACCCTCCTCAACGCCATCCTGCGGCTGTTCAAGCGATAACAATGCACCTCCATGTAATCTGGGACGCCCTGAAGAGTTCTAAGCTCCTTCAGGCGGGCGCCCTGCTTATTGTCTTCAGCGGACTTGCTGAGGCGTGCGACCAACTCGGGGCCATTGACTTGTCAGCGGTCCCCTACCTCGGCAAGTACGCCCCGGCCATCGTAGCTACGGTTGGTCTAGCTAAGGTGGTCTTCCGCACGCTCGCGGTCCTCCTGTCTGCCTATCAGTCGCAGAAGGGGCCGTCCGAATAATGAGTGTACTTTTCGGACTCCTCACTAGTCTCCCGGGCTTCCTCAACGGGCTCCTCGCGTACCTCAACAAGCGGCAGGACACCGCAGCTATCCAGAACGGGAACGCTAAGGACGTAGCTACAGCTGTTGTCCAGGCCGAGATAGCTAGGCAGAGCGCCCTACGTGATGTCGCGCTATCCATGCACAGCCATAAGGTATTTTGGATTGCGTGGGGCCTCGGGGTTATCCCTGTGCTCGGCTATCACGCTTGTATCTTCTTCGTTAGCACTTTCCCGGCCCTCGGCTGGACCGTTCTGAAGGTGCCTACGGAAGAGCTGGCTTACGCCGACCTTATCGTCAAATCCGTCTTTACTCTTACTGGTGCGTCCTCGGTGGTCGCCGGGATCGCGAACGTATGGGCAAAGCGGAGCTAACAGACGAGCGAAAGGCGCGTACGCGGGCATATAACGCCGAATACTACGCGGCCAACAAAGACAAGATCAAAGAGAACAGCGCGACTTGGAAAAAGGCCAACAAGAAGCAGCGGCTTGCTACCAATGCGGCATGGCAGAAGGCAAATCCTGAAAAGATGGCCGCTGCGGGCCGAAAGCATCGGTACGGTATTACACAAGAGCAATACGATGCGCTGTTTGCTGCGCAGGGCTCTGTGTGTGCCATTTGTAAGGCTGACACTCCCGGCGCAAGAGGCTGGCACACAGACCACTGCCACGAGACGGGTACGGTACGCGGCATCCTGTGCCACAGCTGCAACGTCGGCCTCGGTCACTTTAGAGACAATCTGGCATCGCTAACGCGCGCCATCGAGTACCTCACATGCCACGAAGCGAGACAATAATGGATAACGTTACCCACGCTACGGCGAGCGCTGGGGTTCTTCAGTACTTCATTTCCGCCCCCAACATTAATCCGTATCTGCAAACTGTATTCCTGCTCGTGTCTATCGTGTGGGTCGGTACGCAGATATTCCATAAATGGTTCAAGAAGGACCCTAAGTGAGCAAGAACCTTAACGCCAACTTCGCCACCTCTCAGGCTACTGTCGGTGTCACTGCTACCATTATCGTCGCTCAGCGCTCCGGCCGTGACACGGTTGTCATCGAGAACACTGGTACCACTGCGGTCTACCTTGGCAACTCCAGCGTGACCGTGAACAACGGCCTCCTGCTCCCCGGCGTCCTCGGTGCGAGCGTTGCCCTTGAGACCACGGATGCCGTGTATGGCATTGTTGCCTCGGGCACTCAGGTGGTTTGCGCCGTCGAGAATTTCTAATGGCGCCGACGAACATCTATGTTCCGGGCGTTCCGTCTATTGGGCGCGGGCGGCGTCGTGTGCTCCTCCCGGTGACCGGGGGCGGTGGTGGCGGCCCGGTTACGTCGTCCATTGAGCTTGCGACCTTCGGCGCACAGAACGCGGTCGGTGCCATCATCGCGGGCCCTAGCTCAGCTTACTACAACGGCAAAACCTACATCGTCTTCCAAGGCTCGCAGTACGACCACTACATCATGACCTACAATAACTCCACGGGAGCGATTGAAGGTCCGTACTGGTACGCTAAGGGTGCCCTGATCGGGGATGCCCACGGCACGCCCTACATTCACATTGAGACCTCGGGCCCCAACGCGGGAACGGGGCATGTCGTCGGCAACTGCCACGTCACTGCACTGACTTATGCGAAGTTCACGGGCGGCGATATCTCGACGATTACGGTGCAGACTTCGCCAGTGGCGATTTGTTCGTACCCTTGTATCCGCCAAACGTCAGACTTCAAGCTGTGGATGTTCTATCGGACCAACGGGCATCTCAGCCCGTGGGCCTACAAGACTTCGACCGACAGCGGTGCAACTTGGAGCGCCCCGACGAACTTCCTTCTGTTCGGGCAGGCGGCTAACGACACCGCGTATCCTTACGTCACTAAAGACCCGTACTCTGACGCTTTCCACATCAGCTACACTTGGCAGGACGAGAACAACTCGATAGCGAACCCGTTCAACGCCAGCACCATCGTCAACCGCTACAACATCTATTACTTCAAGCTGACGGCGGCTGGCGTAGCGACCAACATTGCAGGGACCACGCTCGGCACCTATCCGCCCACGCTGGCTAGCTCTAACTCAGAGTGTCTCGTCCTCAACACGCAGGCGTCGTTCAAGTACGCCAACGTCCCTGTTGTGGCGGTCGATGCCAACAGCGTCCCGTTCCTGCTGAGCAACATCGTCTCGGATGGCTCAACTGCTATTCCCCACAATTATACGGCGCTGTGGTGGAATGGTTCGTCGGTCTCGTCCAGCATCATCACGACGACCGATTACACGTTGGATGAATACAATTGGGAAGTAGTTTCAGGCACGCGGGTGGGAGGCAATGCCGTGCTCCGCGCCTATGTCACGACGGGTGGCTCTCCGGGTACGAATGGCGACTTCGACACGAACCAGTTTGATCGTGGCGGAAACATCGAAGAATGGACCTCGTCGGCGGGGTTAGCGAGCTGGTCAAAGACTAACACGGTTGTCACCGCCCCGGACCAGACGCACCTGTTCAACTCGGGCGCCTTGGTCAAGGACTACGGCTCGACGGCAAAGCTCGTCTACAACGGCTGGGTACGAGATGCCACGAGCGCGAACGTCGCTTCTGTGCGGCTGTGGGGCCCTAATATGCTCTCCAGTTCTTTCGAGCCGGAGACAGTAGCCTTCCTTAATCGCTTCTCTGTAACGCCCTCTGCGGCCCTACAGAGCGAACTCAACGGCATGATACGGGTGCTAAAGGCTACCGGCGTATGGGCGAAGCTGGATGATCTGTTCCTAATGGGTGGGGTGGACGCGCAGTCCTCACGCTTAGGCTGGAAGAACTCGTTCAACCTGACGCCCGTAGGCAACGGCGGCGCAGGCCCCACGTGGTCTCAGGCTGGCTTTACCGGCAACGGTACGGACAGCTACCACAATACGGGAGTGCTCGCGTCCTCGCTAACGAACTTCACGCAGAATGACGCCGGGATGGGGCTTTGGTGCTCCACCAACGCACAGGGCGCCGCTGCGGACTGCGGACAGGCTTATGGGACGTCTGACGTATACCTGCGGCTCCGAGACGCTAGCAACCTGACCTTTGGTCGCATCAACCAAGCGACGACGCTCAACGTCTCTAATTCGGACAACACGTTCCTCACGTCTGTGTTTCGAACCGGCTCGACCGCCATGGCGCTGCGTAAGAATGCGGCGCAGATAGCATCCGGCACGGGAGCATCTGTAGCGCGGGAGAGCACTGCTGGCCGCACGCTTTGGGTGGGTGGTGTGAACCTAGCCACGCCACAATTCTCGGCCCGCCCTCTCGGCGCGTTCTTCATTGGTGGCTCCCTCACCACCACGCAGGAAACGTTCCTCTACCGCGTGCTCTACGGCTGGTTCCGCCGACGCGGCACAATCTAACTAAGGAAAACTCTATTGCCTCTCGACCTTTCTAAACTCACTGACGCGGTTGCCAAGGTAGCCTCTCTCGCCTCCTCGGTGGCCTCTGTGGCCGCTGAGCGCGATGCTGCCAAGGCAGAACTCGTGCAGGCGCAGGCCGACGTTGACGCCCTTACGGCGCAGCTGGTTGCCGCTGCCACTACCCCCGCTGAGGCCGCCGGTCTCACTGCGGTAGCTGCGGCCCTTGCGCCCGTCTCTCCTATCGAACCCGCAGCCACAGCCGTCATCGACACGGCTATCTCGGTTCCTCCGGTGGCTGTGGGAGTAGCAGGCCCCGTTGGGGTCGCAGACACCATGGCCCAGGTTGCCGCCGCTATGGCAGCTAAAGGCTAAGAGCAGCGCCTAGCTGCGCCACTAAAAAATCCCCCTAGGGTCCATTACGGATTCCTAGGGGGTTTTTTCGTGCGGCACCGTTTGCTGCGCGGAGTTGGCCTTCCGGCCTTTGGACAGCCTCAGCTACTAGCCTAGCCGCACCTTTAGTCTATTGCGCCAGCCCTTGCCCCACGCCTTCTCAATGAGCGCGTTCTGTACAAGGTGGTGGGCCCAACAACCGTTGTGCCATTGGTATAGCCAGCGGCTCACGCTGCCTCGGCCCGCTTCAGCTTGTCGAAGCTGACGCCGATGCTGTAGTAGCCATTCGAGCTACCGTGCCAACGGATGGTCACGGAGCCCTTGATGGTCCGCAGCTCGTAGAACGTCCACATGGCATCGCCGTACTCGTACTCCTCGTCCTGCGTGCGCTCTTCGGCAACGAGGATCGGCGTGCCAATCAGGTCTTCGAGGTCTCCGCAGATGTCCTCGATATAGACGCTCTCGCAGCAGGACTGATGGTGACACATGCGGAACGCATCGCCGCTGTCTGTGTAGAACGTCAGCTCGTCGTCGCCGCGCAGAATATCAACGACGGTGCGCCCCTTGAGCCCTTCGAAACCGTCGCGGTAACTGTAGTCGTAATCGTAGTAACCCATGTCTTCCTCAATGCAATTTGTTAGCTGGCGGTGCGTCCTTAGCCAGCCGGAAGATGCACCCATGCACGTAGCTGACAGTCGCTGCGACTTCGTCATGCGAGGATTCCGGGTGCGTCTCCATGTATTCCTCGATAACCTCGGCTAGCTGCTCGACCAGCTCGGAGCAGTCGAACTGCTGTAGCTTCACTTGCGCTTGGCCCTATTAGGCTTCGGCGGAGCCGCTCGCTCCTCCAGCTCTTTTTCTGCCTCCGCATACAGCTTCTTAAGCTCTTCGGGCTCGTCGGCCTCTTCCTGCACCGGCAGCAGCACAAGGAAAGCCTTGAGCAGCTCCTCAATGCGCAGGAGTGCGTCCAGCTGCTGCTGCTCCAGCCGCCGCTCGTGGTATGGCGCGTGTTCGCGTTCGTTCATTTGCGTAGCATCCTTGTCTCGAATTCCATGTTGAGGGCGATAGCTAGCGCACGCGCCTCGCCTTCCTTGAGTTCGTCCGTGACCACATGGTCCGCACAAACGACTACGGACCCTCGTGGGGTCCGCTGTACGTCATAAGGAGCATGTGTGGCGCGGGTCGGCGTCGGATCATTCCAGTCAACCGGTAGCTCTAACATTAGCTCTCCACTCTCTTCATTTCGGACATCACCTTGACCTCGCAGATGAGGTAAGTGTTGTTGAAGTGGTCGTTGTTGCGCTTAGCCTTCGTCAGTTGCTCGCGGCACTCAGCTTCCGAACCGACGCCGACCACGCTTCCGCGCGACCAATCGATCAGTATGAACTCAGGTTTCATTAGCGACCTCGTCCTTATCCATCTTTGCAAACCAACCAACACCAAGCACCGCAGCTACGCAGGCCGCCGCCGCCATGTAGTGATCGACGTAAGGCGCCACCCACGGGTCAGCCGCGATGATGCCGCCAGCAACCCAAGCCAACAGAGCGCCACCGGCCCACACGAGGACCGGGAAGCGACCAATGAGCTTTGAGATGATTGCGGCGCCCGCGATAACCAGCGGGATCGACAGGAGCACGCCCAGCGCCATGAGCAACTGAGAGCCGTGAGACAGCGCAGCAATGGCCATGACGTTGTCAAGGCTCATGCTGGCGTCCGCAGCTGCAATGGTGCCGATGGCGGCCCATAGGGTCACTGCGGGCTTCAGGGAGCCCTCCTCTTCGTCCCCGCCCATGACGAGCTTAGCTGCCACGTAGAGCAGGAAGGCGCCGCCGATCAGGCTGAGCCCGGGTACGCCTAGCAGGGCCGCAGCGAAGAACGCCATGGCCACCCGGAGGCCGATAGCGGCAACGGTGCCCCCAATGATGCCCCACTTCTGCTGATTAGCTGGCAGCTGACGGCTGACCATAGCGATAACCAGCGCATTGTCGCCGGAGAGCAGCAAGTCAATCCAGACGATGCCAAGAAGCGCGGCCCAGAACATAGTGTCCATAGTGTTTCCTTTTGAATTGATGTGAGGGTCTCTCCCCTCCTGTCACGATTTCACTCGTCGCCACGGGCGCGACCCATGGATGCCTCTTAGGCCACGAGGGCCTTGATCTTGGCAGCAACGTCCTTGGCCTTCTCGGCCGCAGCCGCCGCCTCGTCGCTGAGTTGCTCGTATTTGGTCGAAGTGCGGAAGTGCTCGGCCGCCTCCTTCGCCTTCGCCTCGGCCGCAGCTTCCAGCCGCGCCACGGTATTGGTGAAGTTGGCGATGATCGCCTCAACATCGTGCTCGACGCCGACGAAGAATGCTTTGATCTTGGAGAACATGGTGTTCCTTGTTAGCTAGCGGCACTCGGCCATGAGGTATCCGAAGAGAATGGCTACCGCGATGACTGCCACGCCTAGAATGTCAGCGCTCACGACAGAAGCTTCGCGCCGTCCACGTTGAGCAGCTTGGCGATGTCGTTGAGCACAACCTGCTCCTCTTGGCCGATGCCACCCTGATCCGCCACGTCCGCAGCGATCAGGAACACGTCCTGACGGGCGGTGACGTCGCGGGTCATCAGAGCCTCAATGAAGCGCTTGTTCTCCATGCGGCCCGCGCGGGACTTGGCGCGGCTGAGGGCGCCGTTGAGCGCCTCCTCAATCTGCGAGGAGCTATAGGAAGCCGAGACGATAGGGTTGGCCTGCATGCCCGAAATGGCAGCTTCGATTTCGCTGTCATCAATGGAGCCGTCGGCGGCGGTCACGTTGGCCGCAGCGCTAGCTACGCCCTTCAGGAAAGCAGCGTCGCCCGCATAGCTGTTGATCTTGGTCTTGGCGGTCGAGAGAAGATTGGAGAGAAAACCCATTGTAGTGTTCCTTTCATTGCCGCTTTGCGGCTTCAGAAGAACCAGCGCTTGACCGGATACCGGAGCGCGATTTTGACGGTGGTGGTGATGATGGCGAAGATGCCGATCACATCGAGAATGTGGTTGAGGAGCAGCGCGAAGATCATGCTTCAGCCGTTGATGTCAGCTGCGATGAAGAGGCCCACCGCATAGACCAGCAGCGTAACGCCAGCCATAACGCACGCAGCCGTGAGGCCGCCTTCGGAAGCGCACGCAAGCGTCAGGAGCCCCGCGCCAGCGAAGTAGAACTTTTGGATGGTGTTCATGGTGATTTCTTCAGTCCTCGTTTGATCCAGTTGAGTAGCTTGGGATTGTCGCGGAACAGGGAGACAAGGCCGGTTTCGAAACCACACACGATGGTCTCCTCCGGGTCCTTGCTAACCACGCCAGCGCCCGCGAGTTGCTCGTTGTCATAGATGACATGAAGCAGCTCGTGGATAACGGTACCCACGAGGCGCTCGGGAGACTGATGGTTAGCTGGCCAAATAGTTATCTCGGCCTTGTCGTAGTTGGTCTCTCCGTAGTCCTCACTCGGACCCGGATCGACCTTGATGCGCCAATCGTAAGCCCCAACCTTGATCCTGCGAGGAAGCGTCTTTAGGACGGCTTCCACATCAGAGGTCATTGTTACTGCTCGGTGTCCATGTGGAGTTCTTGGTAGCGCGCAACGGAGCCATCAGGGAAGATGGCCGACACGCGAGCGTCGGTGATAAGCATCTTGACGCCAGTGGCCTTAAGGATGCCCTTGAGGCGCTCAGCGACTTCGTCGCCGTCGATAGGGATAGCGTGGTCCATGTTGAACTTGTTCATAGTTATGCGGCCTCCTTGTGCCGGTCATCGAAGGTTTTCTTGAAGGATGCGCGAGAGGCGCTGTGGTAGACCACGACGCCCTCGGGATTCATGAAGCCGGGGACAGCTACGGAGCCGTACTGCTTCAGTTCGTCCATGGCGTTCTCGACAGCGGAGCTTGAGAACTCGCCGTTGTGGAGCACAGGCACAACATCGACACACGCGGGGCGCGGTCGCTCTGGGGGCCAACGGCTGGTGTCGAACAGAGCGAAGCGGCGCTCAGCTAAGCCGTAGTTGCGCTGGATGCCCCGGCCGTACCACTCACCAAAGTGTCGGCCTTCGCCCAGCTCCGCCAACTCCTCGGCGTGCTCCTTCACCCAGCTAGCGAAACCGTAGTTGTCGGTCTCCTTACCCGGGGTAATGAGGCGCGTGCGGGAGCCTGCGTACAGCCAAAGCCCCGGCCCCACGACAGCGAGGGGGTTCTCCTGCGCGAGCGCTTCGTAAAGTTCAGGCCCGGCGGCGTCAGGGTCCACGAGGTAGACCTGTGCATTCGTTCCATCGAGCTTCTCGGTAATCGTGCAGCCCCTTGAAAGTCGGGCAAGCTTCGGGAACGGCTGGAAAACAGTCATGTGTTCTCTACTGCCTTGTTGAGAGCATCAATCAGGTCGTAGACTTGGCCAAGCGTTAGCTCGACCACGTCAGCGCGATCCGATTGGTTCTCTTGTTTGATGATAAGGGTTTCGTCAGCGCGGCTCTTGAAGCGCCTAGCCCACCAGCAGTCCAACAGCGGAGACCCCGGAAGCGTCTTGGCCCCCGGGGTCTTGATGGTCTCTGCTGCTGGTATTTGGTAGCTAGTGCCGTGCGCGTCCCGATTAACGAGACAGGGCATCAAGCTCTTCCTTTGTACCTAGGAAGCGGACATGCTTGTCGCCTCCTTGGTCAATCTCTCGCTGCGGATAGCCGTCCCGCAATAGCGTCTGCGCCAAGGTTTCCCCGGGGAGGGGCCGGTATGCCTTTGGGAAGCCGTAGCGCCAACCCGATGGCGGATCGTAAATCATCGCTTACCCGCTTCCTTCAGAACCTCGTGGGTCAGGCCCTGCACGTTGAAGAACAGCGCGAGCAACTCCTCCACGAAGGGAGCGTAGTCGTACCCCGCGCCCCGCTTGGGGTCTCTGCGGTAGCTCTTCCAGACCGCGAAGAAGTGGCGGAACATGCTCTTCATGTAGGCGTCTGTGGGGATGCCCTTCTGCCAGTTGTCACTGTCACGCATGGAGCCATCGGCCATCTTGCGCTTGCCGTGCATGTACTTGGCAAACTCTTCCATCACGAGGGGCGAGAAGAAGCCCTCGAAGTCCAGCTTGTTCTCGTCAAGGTCGCGGGTGGCCCCGGTAGAGAACGTGCGGACCAATAGGGAGGGCGTCGCGGCCTCCACAGCCTCTACGTAAGGCAGGTAGGCATACTGATCGTACTTGCTCTTAAGGTCGTCGTGGTCCCATTTAGCCATCAGTCAATAATCCCCAATGCTTGCAGCGCCCCAATGGAGCGCGCGGCTGTCGTGTGAATGATGTAGGTGCCGCCCTTAGCTACCCATGCATCTCGATTGACCGCGCGGTCATCGATCAGGATATCCCCCGGCTGGCAGAACTTCGGCTTGTCCTTGGTCAGACAGGTAATGACGGTGTAGTCCCCAAGGTAATCCTCAACCCACTCCCGCTTCTGCTTAGCTACGCTCTCGCCGTTGGTGCTCGGGATCGCCGTGAGGATCACAGGATTGAGGTGGCAGACCGGGTGAAACAGGTCCCAGCAGTCCGGCATGGGGTTGAGGTTGGCGAAGAACCCCGGGTCCTCGTTGATCTTGTCCCAGAACTTATCGGAGCCCCAGACGAACTCGTACTTGTAGATGTTGTCGGTGCCCATTGCGGCGCCCGCTGCCTTGTCGAAGTCAGCTAAGACCCCGTCAAGGTCGAGATAGAGTGTCATTTCATCTTCCAAAGGTTACGTCCGTGAATAACGAACATCAGTGCATTGACGGGGAGCAATCCCCAGAGGCCCCCTGAGACCATGATGAACAACCACGGCGCCTGCCCGACTAGCCCTATGATTGGGCCTGTCTTCGTCTTGTTGCCGTAGAACCATGTGCTGGCTATCGTGAACGCAGAGGCCGCTAGTTGGATGTAGGTGTCCACAGAATGGGCTCCTTTTTCTTCTTGTCCCAATCGTCCCAGCGGAGAATGCGGGCCAAGCGGGCGTTGCGGATTGCGTCGTCAGCGGTCAGCTGCTTCTTCTCGAAAGCCTTGACCACGTAGGGCCACATGCCGTCATCGGTCGCCATGGCTTCCCCCAGCAGCTTCTGTGCCCCAACAGGCCCCATGCCCGGGCAGCCCTTAAAGCCATCCACGGCATCGCCGGTCAGCGTTTGGAACATGTGCCAGAAGTCGGCCTCGTCCTCGGAGACGGTCAACATCTCGTCCCCTGTCCAAATCTTGGCCGGGATGGTCTTCATGTCCTTGTCCTGGCTGACGATGATGCAGTTAGCTCCCGGCTTGGTAGCTAGGATGCCCATGACATCGTCGGCCTCAAGGCCCGGGAATGCTTGGGTGCTGTAGGCGTCGTCCGCTTCCTGCCGGAGCGCGGCGTAACAGAGGGGCTTGCGCTTCTCCTGTCGGCTCGCCTTGTAGGAAGGATCAATAGCTAGCCGGAAGTTCGGCGTCTCGTAGGTGCCGGAGAAGCAGAGCTTGATATCCTGCGTGTGGAATTTCTGCGCCAGCTTGTCGATAGAGCCAGCGAAGTCAGACCAACACGCCTCCTCGTTAGCCTGGAGGACGTGGTTCTGCTCGTCCCATCGGATGTCCAGCTCGTTAGCTACGCAGGCCCTGAAGAGGTACTCGTCGCCGTCGATCAGAAGGGTGGTCATGAGAGCACCCCCAGAATGCGCTGCACGATGCCCATAGCTCCCTCGCGGGTCGTATCGGCCTGCATAAGCAGCACACCGTTGCGGTAGAAGCTGAGCGTTACCTTGTTGTCCACGCGGGTAGCCTGCACATCGAATTGGCCACCCGCGTACTCATGATAGCCGTCCATTAGTGCTCGGAGCCCTCGGTCCAATTATGGATGCGGGGCTGTTCATCGAAGGCATCGCGGTAGGCTGCGGCCTCAGCGGCGCGAAGTTCACCCTCTGCCCGGCCATCCTCATAGCCATCGTCGTAGCTATCTGCGGCGCCGTCGTTGTAGCCTTCATCGTAGCCGATAGCTTTGCCGTCATCGTAGCCCGTGTCGTAGGCATCCGCCTCTTGTTCGTCCGACAGCTGAGCCACGTCACCGCGCCCAACCTTAACGCCCGCTTGGAAAGCCTCCTCAGCCAGAGCCTCAACCTCAGCCACAAGCTCCTTCGCCTGTTCCTTCGACAGAATGAGATATTGCATTGTTTCCCTCGTTTAGAAGTACCAGCCCCCTGCTCGTCACGCGCCAGTCTCGGCCGAACGTGTGAGGGGTAATTTCTGTTGTGATGAGCCCCATAGACGCAGCCATAGCTACAAGGTCCGCGTCTCGGCGGGCCGTGTTACTTTGGATTGCTAGGGGCTTGATGTAGATGGTTTGCAGCAGGGTATTCAGGCGTTCCATCAATGGGTATCCGCCCAACTGTCCCCAATGCTGTATTCGCTATCGAGGCGAATGCGGAAGTCGTAGGGCACGCCCGCCTTCTGTGCGGTAGCTACAAGCGTCTCGCCAACGAAGTCAGCGAACTCTTCCTTTGCTGCCACTTGGTATTCGTCGTGAACCCAAGCACACACAAAGAAGTCACGACCCGGCAGGATCATCCCCGCCATCTCGTCAAATGCGTTGCAGCCCCACTCCTTGCAGAGAATGGCGCCCGCATTCTGATTGAGCGTTGAGAACGCCGCGTAGTCCTTGCGCAGCGGGATCAGGCGCCCGTCAAGGCCCTTAACCGCACCCCGCTTAGCTACGCGCTCCTTCAGCTGCGCTTGGAGAGCCTCGTATCCTTCGATGCCAGCTGCGAACCCGCGTCTAGCCTTACCGCCAACCCGTCTAAGGGTGGCTTCGCTAGGCGCCAACTCGTAGCCAAAGAACTCACTGTAGACCGCTACCCCTTCGGGCCCCGCGTTGTTGCGGGCATTCAGGAGAGCTTCGTGAATGATAGTCCCAGCTTGGAGGTCGCCGCCGCCGTAGACTGTGGCATAGACGAACACCTTGGCGCATTCTTCTCTAAGGATGATGTGTAGCTTGTTGTGCTTATCTCGGGCCGTCCCCGGAGGAAGCAAACCCAGAGAGATAACAGCAGCCCAATGCGGGTCGCCTTCAAGAAGCGTGCGGCCATAGGCCCCTCCGTCGAAGTATGAGAGATAGTGGGCTAGGCCACGCAACTCCAAGCCCTGCATATCGGCCCCCACCAGCTTGTAGCCAGCGGGCACCTTGAACAGGCGCCGGAAGTCTGTTCCGTAGAGTTTCTTAGCTGACGGGACTTGAGCCAAGTTTGGTGAGTAGTGGGCGGCCCGCCCCGTGATGGTCCCCATAGGGTTGATGCGGCCATGTATCCTTCCGTCTTCTCGCACTGCTGCCATGAGGCTCTGTTTCGAGCCGGTCAGCTGCGAGAGGCGCTTAGTGAGCATGAGGTACTCGCCCACACCCTGTAGCTCTGGAAACTTAGCTACCGCGCCCTCAATGGTCTCCTCGTCCAACAGGGGGCTGCCGCCGTCCGTGAACTTGGTGGGCTTCCACCCGCGCTCCTTGAGCACCTTGGCGATGTGTTGGCGTGAGCCCGGGTTGAACTCGACGGTCTTCAGCTTGATGAAGCCGACGCCCTTCTTGTACCCGCGCTTCGCATCGTCCTTCTTGGGGACGAACCACGCCTTAGCTGGGTCAGGGGAGATAGGTTGCTCCCATGAGCCGAACTCGGCCTTCAGCTTCTGCTCCAGCTGGTACTGCTTCTCTAACAGTTCGACGTGGAGCCGCCCTGCGGCGGCGAAGTCAAAAGGGAAGCCTGACTCCTCAATGTGCTCGCAAAGGTCAGCTATGCGGTGCTCCAGCACGATAGCTTTCTGGGGGTACTTGTCGGGGTTGAACTTCTTGTAGAGCAGGAAATTCAAGCGAACGTCCTGCATCATGTAGTCCATCATGGCATCCGAGAACTCGGCCCAGATGAACCGTTGGATGGCTACCTCGTCCGTGTAGCCAAGGGCTACCGCTTCCTTGCGCTTCTGCTCGGCATAGTCGCCTTTGTGTTCGCCTAGCCGGTGGCCCCACGCGGCCAGCGAATGCTTCCCGACGTACTCGGAAGGCACGCTGACGTCGTTGGCCTTCAGGGCCGGGTACATCAGCCGCGACACAACAAGCGTGTCTGTGACCTTCTGGCCCGCCTTGGGATTGAAGCCCGCGAGCTTCTTCAGGGCCGGGATATCGAACGCTTTGATGTTGTGACCAATGAGTTCGTCGGCCTCTTCAAGCCGCTTCACGGCCCTAGCAATCTCGGCGGGGCCGTAGCTACTCTCGACGCCAGTATCAACGTCAACGATGCCGATGCAGTGAATTTTGGAAGCTACGTAGAGAAGGCCATCCGTTTCGATGTCGAATAGGAGCCTACTCACCGGGCCTCGCCTTCAGCATCGCGTCTGCGTGTGAGTAGGCGAGCCACGCATGGGTTTCAGGGTCGGAGTAGGCACTGTTGTTAGACAAGATGCCCGCCAGCGCTTGCCCCGCGAAGTAGTCGCGGAGCGTCATGCCATCCTCGGTGTAGAGGTAGTGCCCGTCTTCGGTATGAACCGGTATCGGGAATGCGCTCTCCATCACCACGTACTCCACAGGTAGTCCGCAATCTGGGTATGTCGCACATAGGCAACCATATCCTTACGGCGATACGCCTTGACCGCCTGCTCCCCGTGCCATGCGGCAACGTTAGAACGGCGCGTCATCGTCTGCCGCTGCTCCGGTGGGATCGAAGCACTCAGGTCCTGCAACTTCATACTGTCCTCTCTTTACATTCCATTTGAGCCTATCCGCTTCACCGGTCTCGCCAGTGATGCGGCATTTGAGCGACCGCATTTGCGCGAATAGCTTCTGGTCGTTGTCCTGCTGATCGCGCTCCAAGCCAAGAACGTTGAACGAAAGCTGTTCAATGCTCGCTGATCCACGCATATCAGTGAGACTAATGGCGTCACCCTCATTGTAATTCTTCCCTCGCTTCAGATGGACAACGGCAATCACGCCAACGCCGGTCTCCTTGACGAAGCTAGCTAGCTTGGTCATCAGGATATCGATGTCTTTGCGTTCGTCGTTGGTCTCGGTGCCGCTGTGAACGATGCTGATGTGATCAAGCACAATGAACCGGCAGCCACTCGCGGCCATGAAACGCATCATGGTCAGCAGTCGGTCGCTCTCCAGCGAACCGAAGTGATCGAAAAAGTACATACCGTCGTAAACAACAGCGGCTAGCGCTGCGTCCCAATCCTCGTCACTGATGGACTCAGGATTAGCTAAGACGTTCTTTAGGGGAACACCCTGATGCAGTGCGACGTAAGCGGACACACTGGTATCGTTGTCCTCTTCAAGATAGATATTGCCGATTTTGAGCTTGTGCTCTGTTCGGAGGTGGTAGGCGATGTGCCTTGCGATAGTTGACTTGCCGATACCGCTACCGGCGCAGATAGTCGTGACTTCTCCATCTCGGAGACCCATCCACATTTCATCTAGCTTCGGCCACGGCAGCTTGAACCCTGCGCGCCGCTTCTTCTTCAGCCGCTCCTTGGTGAACTCGCGTCCCTCGCGGATGCCATCGGGCCGGTGGTCCTTGGCGTCGTAGTAAGAGCGAATGAGAGCTTGTGGCCCGTGCTTGATCAGGCACTCATTGGCGTCCTTGCAGTCCTCCGGGAGCCGGATGATCTTGACCTTACCAACAGGCAATAGCTGGCAAGCTAGCTCCAGCGCCTTTTGCCCCGGCTCGTCGTTATCGAAGCTCAGATAGATACTATCGAATGCACACAATTGCTCGTAGTGCTTCAAAATAGCCTTGCGCACTGATCCCGTACCGTTAGGTAGAGACCCGACGGGATACTTACAGTCCCACGCCTGCCAGAAGGACAGAGCGTCAATCTCGCCTTCGGTCAGCAGTACACTCCGGCCCTTGGACGGCCACAGCCAGCTAAGGTAAATCGGTGGGTCCTTTGCGTCCCCGATCCACGAGCCTTTGCTCTCCGGTGTTCTGAATTTCTGCGCTATTAGTTTTCCGCCGCTGTCCCTAACATTCATGATGTGGGTTTTAGTGGCTCGGTCGTACTGATAACCTGCTTTCCTGAGTGTCTCTTCCTTTAGTCCACGCGTTGTCATCGCGCGGTATTCGCCACGCATCGGCGTGAACGCTACATCGTGATGCCCCTCCGCTCCGCTAGGTGCTGTGTATGTCTCACAGACAAAGCAGTAGAAGCTCTGATCCTCATAGGATGCGCGCCCATCACTGGACCCACACTTATCGCACGGGCCGTGATTCAAGTATGCCGCCACGTCAATCCTCTTCTTATATAGCCGATTGTTTCTGGGGAGACGTTGTAGTCGCGAGCTAAGCTGGCGTGCGTGCCTTCTGCCTTCCTAATTGCAATAACATCGGAGGCAGTTAGCTTGACCGTGTTGCCGCGACCCTTCCGCGCCATGTCCCAACTGTTATCCTGCGCAGAGCCTGCGACCAGATGCTCGGGGTTGACGCAGCTTGGGTTGTCGCAGGTGTGCATGATCAGTTGCCCATCAGGAATAGGGCCTTTGTGCAACTCATATGAAACGCGATGCGCCCCTATGTTATTTCCTGCGCTACCGCCAGAGCCCATCACCCCATACCCGCGAGGGAGTTTCGCTCCAGTCCACTCCCAACATCCGCCGCCCGCAGAACGTCTAACCTTTGGCCAGAACCTATCTGCGAGCGGCTTCCTTTTACCCACCATCAATTACGCAGCCAGCGAGTAGCGGCTGTACTTGGTTCCGGTCTCGTCCTTGCGCACATCGGTCTCGATGTTGAAGCCCTTGCGGCGCAGCTTCAGGACCACGTCAGAGAGGCGGCCGATTTTGTAGACGATATTGCTCTCCATGGTGGAGATAGTGCGACCGCTAGCCAGATGGCCAAGGATGGTCCTCTGCTGCGGGCTAAGGCTGACCGAGCGGAAAAACTGCGAGTTCGTCATGTCTTCTTCCTCTTCTGTTGAAGTTTGATTTCATCGATCCATTCTTGCGGAATGGTCCCTTTGTCGGCCCACTTGAACCCATGGGTTTCTGCCCACATGGCGTTGGTGGTCGGACTGCCGGGATAGATTTTGGTGCTGGCGCGTTCGTACACGACGCGAATATCAAGGCCGGGGTGCTGCTCTTTGAGGAGCAACATCTTCTGGCGCTGTTCTGCGGAAGCTTGCTTGATGCCTCCGAACTTGCCGCCGCCCCAATGGCCCTTAGCTTCTAGATAGATGTTGGTTCCGGAAATCGGAAAGTCGGGCAGATACTTCGCCACTCGGGCGGGGATCGTGTACGGAATCTTTTCAGACTCGTACTCGTAGCCAATCCCCGCCGCGTCCAACTGCTCTGCAAGCTTCTCTTCGAGACCTGACCGATACCTACGCGCCAGCGCAGGTTTCTTGGTCATCAGAACGCCTCGTCATCGTCCTTAGCTGCGGACGGATCGAAGGGCGACTTGTCCTCGGCAACTGCCGGAGCCTCGTAGCCTTGCTCTTCCTCGAACGGGCTAACGCCATTGGCGCCACCGCGCTCAAGCTTAATCACCTGCACCGCGTTGAGGTACAGCTTGATACCGCCGCCGAGACCCTCGTAAACGAAGGGCGACACGTTCACTTTGATCTGCGATCCGCCGCCGATCACGGTACCCTCAGGGAGCTTGTTGTTCTTCGCGTCGTAGAGACCCGGCTTGTACTCCTCGCCGGAGCTAACCATCAGCGTGAGTTCGCCGGTCTTCTTGTCTTTCTTCCACGGCCAGTTGGCCACTGAGGAAAGGCCAGCGTCCTTAGCCAGCTTCTTCAGCCACGCATCAATTGCGCGGTGGTCTTCGTCCCCGTACTTGACACGAGTGTTCCAAGTGCGTTTCTCGGGGCCGGTTGCCTGACCCTTCGCATTCTTGGGAGTGTAGACATCGACCTTGTCGAGCTTCGGAAACACTGCGGTCCCCACGGGGAGCGTCTTAGTAATCTTCGCCATTTAGAAATTTAGTACCGTTAGTAAGCTTTAGTTGCTGAGTGCAGCGAAGTCCGCTGCCCCCGTTAATGGATGCGTTTCAGCCGCGCCTTAGCGGCGACGGGACCGCATCGGGAAAAGATGGCGAACCCTCTCCGATGCGGTCATTGCCGTTGTAGTCAGAACCCCGCATCAACCAAGGCATTGGCGAGCGCCCGCGCCTGCTCATAGCTGAGCGTGATGATGGCAGTGGTATCGTCCCTCACACTGATATTGACGCCAACGTGAGGCACTGAGACCGCCTCAAGGCGCAGGGTGGCACCACATTCGCCAGTTGTTTCGAAAACGTCGCCGTTCATCTGATGCTCGATGTTGGAGGTTGATAATTACGGATTGCTCGCACCTGATAGCGGCGCTGCTGCTTCAGCCAACGCCACTCATTCAGGTCTGCAAGGGAGACAACCGGTTTCCCGGCAATCTCCTCAAGCAGATGGTCGAGGCGGATAATCTCCCCGACGTTGGCCGCGATGCTCACGCGGTCAGTGCGATGGCGCGCTTGCAGATGCCCTCGGCGGCCATGGAGAGGACGAGCTTCGCAGCCTTCCGCTCCTGCTCGTCCTGCTCGGTAAGCGAGCCGATGGCGCGGATGAGGAGGTCAACAAGGTCTTCCGAGATGCGTTCGAAGTTGTCGGGGGTCGAAGTATTGCGCATGGTATTAGTTCCCTATGTGTGACTATTCAGGCAAAGGCGTACTTCGCCCGGTGGACTTCGTCTAAATCCAGCTTGCCCTTCGTCGGAAGCTGCGGCAGTCGCTTTTGGTTTGCTTCTGACAACTGAGCGCTTGCTGTAGTACGTAAGGTCGATAATTGGTCATGTTGTTGATACATCAGCACAAATTGCTCTCGAATGATCTCATTGAACCTGTCGGCATGTGTCGGAAGGCAACCAAATGAGTCATGGACGGTCACGATGTCAGTAATGCCCTCGTCGGCGCAGGCACCTGCCGTCAGTAGCAAATGCGCCGCGTCCAGCGAGTGGACCCAATTTGGCGCAATCGACTGCTGACACTTGCGTTTCAAGAGCGGAGCCTCCTTGCCAGTAGCTACGGTCAATTGCAGGCGCTCATTATGGAGCCATAGTTCAAGCGTCTTCGTTTTTGACTCGTGGTAGCGGTTGACGCACGGTATCCCCGCCGGTGTCACCCAGCTAACCGGCTTCCCCTCGTGCGCCATAACGCCCGCGAGAGCCTTCAGGAAGTCCATGGCCTCTGCGGGCTTGCGGACTACCTCGGTGATCGCCGCATAGGCCACGCGGCCCATGTAGCGCGCCGCTGCCGCCTGCTCCTTGACGGTCCCGAAGTGATGGGGCGTCTTGTTGCGCACGGCATCGGCTTGCAATGGCGCCATCAGGTCCTCAAAGAACTGATCGCCCATCCCGTTGGCCTCTGACGAATAGCAGAACGTCATTGTCGAGCGCTTCAGCAGCTTCCTGTCGATGCCCTTGCCATCCTTGTAGCTAAGGAACAGCTGGGCAAAGCCGCGCTTCTTTTCGTCCTGGCCCCCTGCGTCCTCTTCGACCATACGGCGGGCCACCTTAGCCACAATGGCGTAGATGTCCTGCGGCGCTTCGTTGTCCGTCAGGTTCACGAAGCGGCCTTCTTCCGCCAGCATTGCCCCCGCCATGTGCTGAAGGCCCGAACAACTCCCGTCGAAGCTGACAGGCAGCGAGCACACGTAGCTCGATCCTGCTGAAGTCGCATTCGACAATTCTCGGCATCCAGCTAGGAATAGGAACGGGCTGTCTGCCTGCGTCCAACCTAAATTGGTAAGCGGGTTGGCTGCGTAGTCTGCCAGTAGGTCCGCGTTGTCCTTCGTCCATTGCACCCTCTCAGCTATTGGTTTCTTGTCGAGCCCGGTATCCTCGCCGGGGGCCTTCTGCGCCCAACAGTTGGCAACGTGTACTCGTAGCCAATGTGTACCCTTTTCGCCAATCGGAAGCCCGTTCTTGAACAGGAAGAGGCTGCGCACATGATCGCCCCGTTGGAAATTGAAGCGCGGCAACGGATACACGCGGCCCCGAAAGTCCATCGTCATCCCCATGTAGAACTCGGGCACCTCGGCCAGCCGGTGCGCCTCGGCCATGTCCAGAGCCAACAGCGTCAAGTCGCTGTGTCGCTGCCGGTTGAGCTTCTGCGCGGAGTAGCGCTCCTCGCTAGCTAGCTTGCGCTCGTCCTGGCCCAAGGCTTGCCACTGCTCCTCGGTCAGCTTCTCGGGCACCTCGACCTTATCGGCCACGGTGAACCCGGGGACAACGATGCCCCTCTCCTGCACCTGATCCATCACGTCCAACAGCCAAGTGTTGATCTTGAACGGGACGGCTTGCAGCGTGTTGACGCCCTTCAGCGCGGGCGCCATCGTGCCGTCAGCTATCGCCTTCTTGACCTCTGCAATCTGGTCGTTGTTGTACGCCTTGAGCAGCGACTTCTGAGCTAGCACCCGGCTGTCCTCGGACGGCTTCTGCTTGTAGCTAACCCATGGATCGGGAGGGGTCAGCCGTGGGAGCCAAACCGGCCTGCGTACCACCATGTCCTTGACGGCATCAGCCATGAACCCCTGCGCCTCCTCGGAGACGGTCAGAACCTTGTGCTTCTCGGGGATGCCGAGCGCCTTGTTCCATTCGGTGTACTCGTCCCAACGGAACACATCGGGGAGCCCTTGGGTGAGCAGGTTGGAGCACCACACTCCCGCAATGATGCGCTCCTCCTCGGACCAATCGTCGTTCGTGAACCCGGCCTTCTTAGCTACAGCGCGGGCGGCTGCATGGCGCATTTTCTGGTTGGCGTGGCGCTTCTCCGCATACTTGGTGGCCCGCTCAGCGAGCTTCCTGTTGGACTTCATCAGCCCCGCGTAGAAGCACTCGGCCTCAAGGTTGTCAGCGAACAGCTTGATTGCCTTCACCTGCTTCTTTGGTTGGACGGCAACCACATGCAGGCCGGTCTGCAAGCAAACCAGAGCCACGAGTTCTGGGCCCAACTGGCGCAGCAGGCGCTCAAGGTTGTAGGCTTTGTCGTTGGCGTGGAGGTATTCCTTCCACTTCTCGGATAGGTATTCAGTGAGGCGCGGCAGCATCTGCTTGCTAAGGGCCATGGCGCCGCTAGTTGAACCCCTGCCGAAGCTGGCGGCCTGTCGCTTGTCCCGCTTCTTCAGGGAAGCTGCGGCCAGTTGGTATTCCCGGGCCTCAGCTATCTGCACATGTTCCATCTGTTCCCCTTCGTGTCTGTAGTACGTCAGTGCCATTTTTGAGCAAGTGGTTGGTTTTGTTGGATAGTTACCCGCAACAACCTAATTACCGTGCTTGCCTTGTCGTTCGTCGCCTACATAGGGCGTTTTAATTAGATTGCAATAGGCAACAGTCACCAATTCGGTTCCGTCCTCCGCAGGCCCGTTTTAGCCTTCGTTGACCTTAGCAAAATCAATGACTTGCGACCCCCTCTTAGCCAGTTTTTCGGCCCGGCCCCCCGCGTACTTCTCAACTTTTTTCGCAACTTCCAGATGATCCTCAAGGTCTAGGTCGTCGTAGTCATCATGGACATCATCGTCCATATGCCCAAGTAATTGCTTGCGAATTCCCTTTTCGACCCCCGCCTTCCGCAGTCGCCTAACGCGAGCATGGCGCAGCGAGTGTATGACGATGTTGCCGGAGACCCCCGCGCGTTTTACCGCTCGCTTGAAACAAGTTAGCACACGGTTACCTTTTGGCATGGAGCCGGTAGCTATCAGCGCCCTGATCTGCTTAGCCAATTCGGGCGGAAGGGTTACAATGCGCCCCTTTCCGTTCTTCGTCTGTCCCTTATGCAAGCGAATGACCCCGATGTGAACAAGCGTTCCGTCTTCATCCTCCACCTGTTCTATCGTGATCTGCTCGGGCGTCAGGCGCTCGCACAGTTCGCCCCGGCGCAAGCCCGTGTGGCTTATGGCCTCGACGCACAGCGCTTCCAGCTTGTCCCCCGCCTCGCGCATTAGCCGCAGGATTACTTCGTCCTGCTCGGGCTGGAGGACGTCCCTATCCTTCTTGGTCTCCTCCTCGTCCAGATAGGGAGCAGCCGGGGGCCGCTCGGTCATGATTTCCTCATTGTGAGCGAACGCCAGCACGGCAGAGGCGGCCGACAGGTAGCGGTTGATGGTGGCGTTACTGAGGGGCTCGCCGTACCGTGTGGCGCTCTTGGAGCGGCCCTGTAGGCTCTCGGCAATCTTGCCCAGAACGGCTCTAGTTACCCGCTGTATCTCGTAGCTACCAATGACGGCGACACAGTATTCCAGGCGCTGCATCAGGGAGCGGTCCTTGCCCTTCTTCCATTTGCCATGGGGGCCGCCCTTAGCCTTGGCTAGCTCAGTTACCTCAGCGA